TGCAACGATGGTCTTGTTCATGGCTCGCAGAGTGTCTGTATCGAGGGCTTGGAGTTGTGCTGTATTCATACTGGTTCCTTTTGATTTGATAGATCTATTATATCAAATAGACGATTTAATGTACACTGTTTTATGCAGTTTCTTATAGATTCGTGCAGCCGAACCACATTCTACCCTTGGTAACCCCTTCGACGCTGAAAAACAACCAAAAACGGCATAAAAAACCCTTTAGAATCAACAACTTAGAGCGGCAAATCTAACGTATGAGGGCCATTGTCCGTCTGTTTTGGCGGTAAATCTTTGTATTTTAAAATACGATTGCTAAATTAGCAACTATTCTAGCTAAAAAAAGGATGTTTCAGACCCAATAGATGGCAGTGTTCCGCTCCTCTAAGGAGTGCAGCCATCCGCATGTACGCTTCACGATAGTCTTCGATCTTCGCAGCACTCTTCTTGTTCATACGTTTAGTATCGGCGAAGGCACCACGATCTAGCAGACATGGCATAGCAACACGTATCGTATCATAGGTAGAAGAGATGTTGTCTAGCGTCTGAGCAGGTGTACCAGCGTCTTTGAAGAGGATTATGCCACGGATTACTCGGTCGCTCATGCCTGCTATGACTAGATCGTCTACAGTTACGCTAGTCTTGTTCAGCAGTTCATGGCCTAGAGCGATACAGTTCAGCTCTACGTCGTTAGACCTCATAGCGGTCATGACTCGTATCGGATGAAGGACGTTGGCTCTGTCATAAAGAGTGTGGCGGTCGTGGTGAGTGTCGGTGACTATTTTTAACATCTCTGTGAGCATGTTGGTGGTTCCTATGTCGTGGTTGATGTGATACCTGATTGATGTGTCTCGCCGAAGAGCTTACGTAGCTGAGCGTGGATGCCTGCGGGTGTAACGTCGACTACACTCGCTGGCTTGTATGACTTCGTTGCGGAGTCGACCGCGGCGTCTAGACTAGCACGTGTTAGTACAGACAGCGTTGTGATCTGTGTCGCTGTCTTCTGAATCACTGGCTTGACCCACGAGACTAGCAGCATGTACCCTCGATCGCGATCGGCGGGGACGATTCGAATGTACATTGTCGATGACGAATTAAGCATGTGTTTGTTCCTTGGTTGGTTCTATTATACTCTGATAACGATTTATTGTACATATCCTATTCATATACTACAAATTCATTACATGTATGGCTTGTTCATTAAAATACTACGCGGTAATTAAAATACTGATCGGTAATCAATTGTACTCATATGCTACGGCATTGTATACCTTCGCGAAGTGTACCGCATCGTCCTTGTCGTTGAAGTAGTATTCTATTGTATTGTCCATAGCGTTGTACGAGTTGGTGATGTAGCTCTTATACGACTTCGCTACCTTTAGGATAAACATACTCTCGCTCGCCGTGGTGTTGGTCGATAGCGGGACCTTGAAGGATGTAGCGATCGTTCCATATCCTGTCGTGGTTGTCAATGCGCTATAGGAAGGAGCGACAGTCGTAGCTTCGAATCCAATATAGGGGTTTATCGTAGACTCGTCGAAGATGGCGTTGTTGTATGCTGTACCTGACATGGTGCTATTGTACGATGTAGCGGTACCAGTATTAGGGATGTTGTTCTGTGACCAGTTCGGTACTGTAGTCGTATTCAAGAAGGAGTGATCCGTCATCTGGTAGCGAGTGAGGTGGAATAGACTCTCCATCTTGATGATTGGCTTCGCCGTCCTAGATCGTATAACGTTGATGTGGTTCACGATCTGTGATATGTCTGGTCTATCGAAGCAGGTACCAATGAAGAGACCTTCGATCGTTGACATGCCGCGTAACTGGTCTGCGTTACTCACGTAGCGAGTCTCGGATACATGAATCGTGGTTTGCCAAAACACCCAGTCACGATACTCGTTATTGTTTCCCGATACTATGTAGAGCATACTTTTCTCTCTTACGTTTGATTATCTCGTCGGCGTTGGGCCATGTACCTTCGATGATTGCTCGTAGGTGATTGAACTTAGACTGAAGATGCACTGTATTGTCGTACATCTGATGGAAGAAGTCCTGATGCTCGACCGGCAGCAGGTCGATACGATTGGAGAACTCCTCGTAGTATAGGCATACCTTACAGTGACAGGTCATGATTGATCTCGTTGAAGCAGGGAATGCATATCGCGTCGTACATGGGTCCACCGTGGCTCGACACTGCACACTTACATCTATAGCAAAGGATGAATGCCTGAGTGTAGACGTAACCCGCGGGCTGAATGATCGGTGTGATCGTATAACCAACTATATCGCTCATCGGTAGTGCTCCATAACGTATGCTATTACTTTCTCGGGATCCTCTTGGTAGATCTCTCGCGGTGTCAAGTAGTTGAATGCTTTGTTCTGTCCGTCCCACCACATGTTGAGGAGACGAGCATCACCAAGCATGGCGAGCAATATCTTATTCAATGCTTCAAGTTTCGTTGCCATCATCACCTCTTGATCTACTTCGTTTCGTATCGTCGCCGCCGCTTTATCTAACGCTGCTTGGTATCTTGGATGGTGCTTACTCATCTGCATCCTTCAACTGCCAAGAGTTTGACTCGCCCTTCACGCCGTCGTCGTACAATAGGTCTACATTACCAAAGAACGATTCGGATCCGTCGTGATGTAGGCGTTGCTTAACTACGGTCGCGATCATACCATTGGGACCAACAAACACGCGGTCACCAATGAACCAACGACGAGTTTTACCTTCGCTGTCACGCTCCTCGCTGTCTAGTCTGATCTCTAGATCGTCGACCTTACGCTTGAGCTTGTAGTTCTCATCGACGAGTCGAATGTAAGCACTAGCGTAGGACTTCTTAATCCAATCGAGGAAGAGCAGTGCTGACTCGTCTGCATTACCTGTGAAGCTCATGACACCTTCAGCGAAGGTGATGCGACCAACCTCGACATTCTTAGTGTCATGGAAGGCGATGTACGGGTTGAGCGGTTCTTTAAAGAACTGGTACTCATTCATAGTGTAGCCTCGAGGAGTCGTATCATCTGTTCCACAGCATCAGCATCCATAGTGATGACGCTTGTACCATAGTCACCATTGATCATGAGTTGTGTACGACCATCTGCAGCGACACCCACGCTATACACTGGTTTGCTGAGATCTTTGGGAAGAGGATTATATTCTTTCATGTCAAGCTCCAAAGGGAAGTGGATTCATAGCGACGATGATGGGATCGCTGTTGGTGCGAGTCTGAATGAACTGCAGCGCGTTCCAATCGTTGACGAACTGAGTCGCCTCGGTCAGCGTGTCGAAGACCTTCTGCTCCTTGACCTCGTTGGCGGTACGATGATAGACCGCGATGATAGCTACACTGTATTTCATATGATTCCTTATATGAGTCTATTGTATCACAGATGCGATTAAATGTACACTCATATGAAAAAAGGACCCGAAGGTCCTCTTTTATTCTTTTGGCTTAAGTATGTCGTCCCAGACGTTCTTCCACCATTGCATCATTACTGTGATCATCATCATATGAATCCTGACTTAAAGTTATATTCTATTTATGATCACCATGAATCGTCAGACTCCCAGACATCCCCGCCAGAAACAAATTGATTATCCTTTAATCCAATGGGACCACCAGCAATAATGGGCTCATAGTCCTCGCCCCAATTGAGCTCCCATATAACCTGTTGACCCTTATCTCCAAACTTTTTCATATCGCTCATCTTCTTTTTGTACTCATCATCTCTATCACGATTAGAACAAACTTTAGAGCAATAGGGTCCTTTGCCCTTGTGTATCACTTGACACTTAGGACATGGGTGCGCTTTGTACCTGCCTGCCGCAGCTGTTATTGAATTGGTAGCCATATAAATATCTATTGGAGTGACGTTCTATATTGTGAATTTATAATAAAACTATAAGGAACAATATGATAGATTTAATTCTGTTGATCATTATATTATGTATATCCACCACATCTCGAGCCATCAGCGCACCAACGAATAAACTAAAAAAGAATGAAGAGTACGTCTGTACGAGATGGACAGGCTCTGCAGATCATTCACAGCACAGCCACAGCGTATGTCTTACTTGGGAAAAGAAAGATAAACCTTGGCATAGACGATCATGATTGATCCATTCACAGCATTCGCTATGGCGCAGGGCGCAGTGAAGGGTATCAAAGCAGCGATAGCACTTGGTAAAGACATCAACGGGTTGTACAAAGAGTTCAGTTCATTCTATCAGAATGCTGACGCCGTTCACATCGCATCAACAAAGATGAAGATGGACAACGTTGGTAAGAGCGATTCACAGATAGGTGCTCAAGCACTTGAGATTGCGATGGCGTCTAAGGCTCTACGCGACCATGAGAAAGAATTGAAGGACATACTATTCTGGAGTGGTAACGCTCCTGTATGGGAAGAGATGATGGCCGAGCGTACTCGCATGACGAAAGAACGCAATGCAGCAGAGAAGGCTATTGCCGATAAGAAACAAAGAGACCGTGAGACAATGGCAGAAATTGTTATGACTGTAATGTATTTCATAGGTGGATTGGCTATAGTGATACCCATAATTATGGGCACCTTTCACATCATAGCCAATCGAGGATTCTAATGACCTCAAGAGAACACAAAGGGCCAATTAAGGCCCTTTAATACAACAAATGACCCCGGAGGGTCATTTCTTTTATGCCATATCGTATCGTGGGATATCGATTGCCTTACGCATGATAGCTTCAGGAGTGAATTGAGTAGTGTCTGCGGACAGCACCGCCTTCATGATAGCAGGCGAGAACCCTGATACCAATGCTACTCCACGAGTGTCGTACTTCACTGGCACGTTGTCGGCAGCGTTGATGTTCCAGAACACGATCTTTGGAAGTTCGTACCCTGCATCTTCGAACTTACGTCCGATCATCTTCATTGCAGTGTCGTCGAACTTAGCACACTGGTCAAACTGCATGTCTGACATGATCAACAGCATCTCAGGCATTTCCTCTTGAGCTACGTTACCTTCCTTAGCGACACGAAGGATCTTCTCGAACGCCTTCACTAGGTCGGTGTTCATAGCCCACTTTGAGGTAGACATCTGATCGATCTTCTGCAGCACGTCACCCTTCAAGTGTAGCAACTCTGGCGAACCTGAGAAGGTCAGGAACGTATCCTTGAACTTACCCTTGTTCTTATCAGCTACATACAACCCCAAGGAGATAGCAACATCCATACAAGTAGTCTCGCTCTTTGAAGCTCCTCCACCAGCCTTACAGCTCATGGAACCGGATACGTCTACCATCGCCAATACGTTAGCATCGCCAATGAAGTTCTCCATTGCATTCCATTGCTTAACGATCACAGTCTTCTCATCGCTATTGTAAGCAGCACGACCATAGGCGTTAATACAACCCTTCAGCACGTCGTATGGATACACAGCGCCGGCGTTAACCTTCACCTTTGGATCCTCACCTTTAACCAGTGCAGCAACGTATGCAGCATAAGTTTCAGTGTTACGAGAGAATGCCTTCTTGTAACGAGCAGCAGCTACCGATGGAACGTGGGAGAAGTTGATGTTGTCCCAGTCCTTAGCACACATGTTGGTCTCAACAACGTTAGTCATCTCAACCAACGACTTACGGTAGAACTTTGGCGACATACCAAAGTGTTCACGAATCTCTTGAGCGATAACGCCCTTACGAGGAGTCCACTTTGCAGCCAGTCCATTCTTAGCACGAAGGGCATCGCCCAACATATCATAAGCCTTGGACTTGATTGGTGCAGTCTTGAACACTAGCAGGTCGTCCCAACGTCCGATCTCTGGAACCTTAGCCATCAGCTTAAGAGCCAGTTCAGGCTTGGTACCTTCAAGGTAGGTTAGGATGTTACGGAACAGTTCACGCTCACCGGCACCACCACGAGCGTCACGAGCCCATTGAGCGATACGCAATGCGGTGTCTTGGTCTTCAGCCAGAGCTGCGACGAAATCCTTGGTGATGTTCTTACCACGTGATGCACCTACCTTAAAGAATAGGTCCACACATGCGTCTGAGGTAGACTTAAGTGCCTTCATACCGTTAGCGGTACGAGCGGATTGGTCTTGAACGGCCTGAGCAAATGATGACATGATTATTTCACTTTCTTAATGTTAACAGATTGATACTAGTTTAAAGTCCTAGCAGACAGCCATTTTTTATGTTGCAGAATTCAATCTAAAAAATACCGGGATGGTGGTTCGTTAGTTTGGTTTTCTAACCAAGGCTCTTATACCCAGCCTGAAATTAATAGACTATCCGGTCTATCGGCGTATCCAATTCATTGGCATATCACATGTAATGTGAACTAGGTAGTGATTCGGCACCAACGTTGAGATCCTACTAGGGTCTCTAGTCTTTCCAACCTAGCCGTTGTTGTTACATCTTACGATGTTTCCTCAGTTCGGCATTCGTTTTGAGCTTTAGTAGTTTATTGCTGTACTCATCCCATAACTCTATTGTATCAGGTATACGATTTAATGTACACCGTGATCAAACTTTTCCCATTGCGAGAGGAACGATGAAGTGTCCGGTCATACCATTGACTGTGGCCATAACGCCGAGTCCAAGTGTATAGTTACCATCATCTTCTTCGTGAATGAGCTTTGCTCCCATTGCGTCTGGGAACTTAGCCATTGCTTCTACTATCGCGCCTAAGTCTTCTCTTGTAAGACCAATTTTCTTGATGTCCATGTTGGACTCCTTGTTTATGGTGCCTCAGGGGAATTTCGAAATCCCGACCTTCGCCGTGTAAAAGCGTTGCTCTTCCTCTGAGCTACCGAGGCATGTTTTATTGGGGTGACGTACGGGTATCGAACCCGTACTAAGAGATTCACAATCTCTGGTGCTGACCATTACACTAACATCACCATAAAACCATATTGAAATACACTCAATGAATGCACTTTAATATGGTGGGACTGGAGAGAATCGAACTCTCGTAAATCGGTTAAAAGCCGGTTATTCTACCATTGAATTACAATCCCGTTGGTTTGTAGATTTTCGCAAAGCCTTGTTAGACTTACGATGACTACCTGCTTTTCGGAATAAGGCCAGACGAACGAAGCAGTTACGTTCTCTAGCGATAGGTTTTCGTTTCATATTCATTCCTCCTTAGTAATTTGCTGATAAGTTAATTATACCACAGTTTCCATTTAATGTACACTGTTATTTTGGATTTGCTTCTGCAATCTTCATGTAATCATCCATCGTTAGGCATCTATCAACGCTAAGTTGTAGCAGCACTTCGAGAACTTTATGCAGATTCACATCGCTCTTCACGTCTTCTCTGACCAGCTCAAGAACACGCACTAAAAGTGGGATCGTTAAGCAGACTTTGAGAACGTCTTCTTTTGTTTTTATGTAAGCCATCAAAACTCCAATGAGTTTGTTGTTTTGATAGATCAATTATACCACATGTATGAATTAATGTACACTGTTATTTTACAGTGGTCTTCTATATATACGTTTGTGCAATAAATCTATCAAAAGAACAAAATTAAATTATACGCCATTGACTGGCGCGAAATACAACTGTTAGACTCGCGTTAGCGCTCAACTGCTTGAAGCTACTACTGTCGATCTTTTCGTTGCTACTACCTTGAACGTTCACCTTACCGGATCCCGATCCATGCTCTTCTTTGATTGTGTACACTCGTCCAACGATACCAACAGGTAGCGTGACTGTTACAAGACTCGTACTGTCGACACCGATATACTCATCCGTGGCCGATGCGGTATAGTTACCAGTGACACCAATCGTTTGAATGATGTCGGCACCAGCCGCAGAGACCGTGATGGTACCTGTCGCTGCCGATAGTGTGATGCCAGAACCGGCGACAAGACTTACGACACCAGTGTTGTTCACAACGAATGAAGCGCTTGGCCCATCCGTTACCACACTCGTTAACGATATGCCTGTGCCGGCAGTTGGAGTCACCTTAGTGATCGCTGACTTGCCATCCAATAATAGATCGGAAGTCACATTTACTTTATCAAATGTGACTTCCGATGTAGTTGCTACACTCTGTGGGATCGATATGAGACCGTCTAGAACGTCTATGTTCGAACCAACCTTTAAGACTCCAAACTCTACGTCTGAGCCTTCTGGGAATAAATATGACATTTTTCTTTCCTTAGATTATATTCCAACGCGTACCGTCGAACACAACTATGAGGCTAGCTTCCTCACCAAGGGTCTTACTTGATGAGGAGTCCAACTTTTCACTTCCACTGCACTTCACCGTGACTTTGCCATTATCATCAGTCTTTTGATTCTTAATAATCATAACTTTGCCGACCACCCCTGGAGGCAAAGTTATAGTTACTGCCGCCGTAGCGCCTATGTAGTAATCAGTCAAGAGAGCTGTATAATTGATGTTAGTGAGTGTGACGTTTATATAACCACTGTTGTTTACCGACAGTACTCCAGCTGGAGTTATGTTTAGACCACTACCAACTTGAACTACTCCAAGACTAAAGGTCGTGGCGATGTCAACGTCTAGAGTCGTCTGTTGAATTCCAGTCTGCGCTGGAGTCGTAGCGACTGGACGTTGTCTGAGCCCGACGCCGGGTAATACTGGTCTACTGTATGCCATAATATATTATAGGATCTTCCACTCTACGCCAGAGTAAACTAGTGTAAGTGAGCCGTATGGAGCATCGATGGTTGCAGTCGCAGCACCGTCGACGGTGCCAGCAACTGGAGTGATAGTCACTGGTGTTGCTGGAGCAGCTAGACCAAGACCATCCTTAAGATAAAATACTTGTCCTGTTACGCCAGCTGGTAGTGTTACCGCTACTGCGACTGGACCTGGAACTTCGATGCTTACGACTTCGTCAGTCGCTGCTACAACCGCGATTGGTGTAGCGACAGCGATACGTACGCCTAAAATCTCAGTACCAGCAGTGCTGATCGTAAGTGTGGTAGCACCTGTGGCCGTAGTTGGTGTTACTGTGATGCCGGTTCCTGCGGCGATCGATAGTGAATTATTTGCATATGACATTTCTATTTCCTTCTTTTTAACTAATTCTGGTCAGTGTAAGTTTGACACTATTGCCAGTGGGTCTTGTGGGAGTTACGGCGGCTGGGAGAGCAGTTAGAGCAACAGTGGTGTCAATGCTGCTCCAACACAATTGAATATTGCCGCCAGCTGGAATATTCAAAGTAAAATTTCCCGACGCAAAAATCAGCGCCAAGGTGTTTGTTAATTCTAAATCTTGTCTTGATCCTACAACATCGACTCCGTTCAGTCTGAGCCAAACGCTTATGTCTGTCGTACCACCAGAAGTCTTTGACACAATCAGTGTAAACATCTTAGTGTAAGTACCAGCATTGGCAACTGTGATAGCAGTGCCACCAACCACACTTACGCCATTGGCTGGACCAGTTACGTTGAATGTTGCCAGATTGACTGCACTCGCGACTGGATTGGTCTGTGTAGTACTGTCGGTGAAGAATCCATAGTTCAATAAGCCAAGTGTTGCCGTCACTAAACCATTGGTGACGCTCAACCCAGTGCCGACCTTCATGATGCCAAAGTCAGTCAATGATGCTAATGGAGCTTTATATGACATTACACTAGACTCCAGTCAGTGCCATTAAATATAAGCGTTACACTTCCATACGCAACATTGATCGTTGCGGTTCCACCATCCACATTTTGTGCAGTACCTTGTATGATAATAGGTGAGGCAACAGAAGCATTTCCACTACAGTCTTTAACTATGTAGACTGTACCGAGAATGCCTGTTGGCAGCGTGATTACGACTTGAGCTATAACCAATACACATAGAAAGTAATCAGTTGATAATGCGGTATACTCGGCTGTAGCAACTTCAGTGACTGCGACTGGGCTTGGATTGCCAGGAGGTCCCGGTGGTCCAGGAGGTCCCGGTGGTCCAGGCTCGCCCATAGTACCAATGTTGATGACATCGTTACCAGAGCCTCCCATCCCGCTGTTAGCAGATTGAACTGCAACAACGCTTTGATTTAGATTGGAGAGCGCGTGAGTATACGACGTCAACAGTGAAGTGTTGTTAGAATATATGCCGACTACATTAGACATCTGGTGGATCTTTCTTATTTTTGTTCTTTATTCTATTGAAGGTCTCCATAGAGATAACTTCGCTGTCGTGTGTAAAATCATCTATAGTCTGTGGACTGATCTCTTCGACGAGTTCCTCTGTCTTTTCATCTTCATTAACTTCAGCGTTGACGGTAGCGACATATAGCTCAACAGCTTTAGCGACGATCTCACTCTCAGTTGGGTAATATGACTGCACATGGTATGGCAACAACTTCTTGTCTTTATCCCATGCTTCATCGCATTCTTTTTTCCAATTTAAAAATGAATCGTTGTGCTTTTGTAACAACTCAGCACCAAGCTTATCGCGGGCCATCTTCAACAACTTCAATCTCTTTATAGACTCTTCTAAACTAATCATAATATACCTCAACTATACATACGTATAAGACTACTGAGCAAATAAGAGATGACGCCAGTTGCTATCGTTACGAGTGCACCAACGAACATCTTCCTATTTTCTCTATTTGTTTCAATCATAAGCTCTATCTTCTTTTCCATACGCTCGGAGTTCTCATCGAGTTTCTTGTAGCGCTCAGCACATATCGCGACGTGCGCTTCAAGATCAGTCGACTCAAGACTCTTTGGATAGTCTGGGATATGAATTAGAGCCATATATTACGCAGCAAACATCGCTGGAAATTGCGCGAGGATGCCACGACTAAAGATGTCAGCTAAGCTACTATAGCCATGCTTAACGTGGTCAGGTAAACCAGTAATCACCAACTTATTGATACGATCAATCGCAATCTCGTCGGCGACGATGTCACCTTTAGCGCGAGCAGTCAATTGATCTTGCCATGCTTTAACTAAGTTGGTTACAATATCTTCGATAAGAGCATGAGGCCAATTGTTTGGATTCAACTCGTTTAAAACTTTCGCTAGATCTTCAACATATGGATCCCATCCAGCTGCAATCTTTGCCAACTCTTCAGGTGATTTCTTAGCTTTCATAGCCTCAACATAGTGCATACCAATGTCATTGATCGCGATTAACGCAGTCGACAACGAATTTGCAGCGGTCAATCCATAATATGGGATGATGAATTCGCCAAGCGCTATTGCGGTCTTGTGCACACGGCCCTTTACTTGATCGGTGCCGGGTAGATCACCATTCAAACTAACTGCGTAGTTCATGAGACTGAACACCCACTTGGACCAAGCTGTTCTCGCATCCATTCTGAACAACATCGTCATCTCAGTCATGACGTACTGTGGTAGATCGCCAGACGTTGCAGTAAAGCTCGCCTCAGCTGGCGCGGTGGATCCAACTGGAGCTTGCATTGGTGCTCCATTCATGGCGGTCAGCATTCCATTTGGAAGTGTTGCTGGGTGGTCGAAGTGTTCCTCGACTATGTGATGCGTGATTTTCTTGTACATGATTTATCCGATGACGGTTGGCGTGGCAGTTTGGATGACTCCAACGGCTGTGCCGGTATTAATTAGACTGTTGTTAGCGATTGCACTACCAACGATATTTGTGCCGAAGTTTCCAATTGGGTATCCACCATAACCCCAGACTGGGTACGGTGCAGGCACATAACTTCTATAAAATGGATATAGGTATCCGATCATAACATTCTCCTTGAAACGAAAACGGGCCAGCCTCGTGAGCCAGCCCGTTTAATTTACATTTTAGTAATAAGGTAGGTACGAAGTGCGGTAGCCTCCGTAGCCATACCCATAACCTGGATAGCCATACCCAAAATAAGGGTATCCAAGCAGAGCACCATAGGGAAACCCTATGCCAGCTGCTAGATAACTTCTTGGATAATAGCCTCCGTAACCCCAGTTACGTCCAAACATACCAAGCTCCGATTAACGGATTGTAGTTGGAGTAGCAGTTTGTGCAACGCCGCTTAGGGTACCAGTGTTGATCATGCCATTGCTAGCTAGAGCGCTATTTAATGCGTTAACTGAAGATACAGTATTAGCACTTTGATAAGCAGCTACAGCACCGCCGTAGGCAAGACCAAGACCAGCGTACTGACCACCAAGACCGGAAAGTGCGGTGTTGGTATTGATAAGTGCAGTGTTTAGGTTTTGGGTATTCAAGTCTTGTACTAAACGACGAGTTAGTTCGCCTTGTTCGAAGATTGTACGTTGCGTTGCAGAAGCAGTTGCACCAATAGCAGCATCAGTACGTGAAGCTGCAAGCATAGCCTGTAGAGTTCCGTTTGACACTTCTTGCTTGATTGAAGATAGCTCGCTTGCATCGTGTAGAGCAACCTGCATTGCGCGGTTGTTGATGTCGTTTGTTTGTGCTACTTGAAGTTTGTAGTTTTCAAAGACAGAGTCAGATACCTTTTCACGAACTCCACCGATTTGTGATGTAAGCGCGAAGAACGGATCAGTTGTTAACATATCAGCCATTTTTGATTTCCTCTAAATGTGAGCGTAGCTGGAACAGCGTTTGCTCAGTTTTTACTAGAGGTATAGACTAACAATTACAATTCAAAGCCAGATTGTGATCAAGCTTTGAGCTATATTCGTAGGTTCATACCATTGCCACAGTGATTCGCCACTGTAAGCGTCATCAAGTTCCCTTGATAGATTTATTTATATAAAACAAAAGTCTCATGACAAGACTTTTGCAAATATATTTTGGTGCGGGGTAGGAGAATCGAACTCCTGACGTAACGTTGGCAACGTAACATTTTACCATTAAACTAACCACGCAGGTGCAAGGATTCCACTTACATCCACTTCGTTTTAGAGTCCGCGTGTCCAGGACTTAATTGGCGGGCCAACTAGGACTCGAACCTAGACTGATGCTTTTGGAGAACATAGTGCTGCCATTACACTATTGACCCGTATTGGTGCCTGCACCCGGACTCGAACCGGGAAGCTTGCGCGGCGCATTTTAAGTGCGCTGGGTTTACCAATTTCCCCATGCAGGCAAGAGAACTCAATCGTACTTACGTAGAGGACTGAGCCATGTTAATCGTACAAACCTAATCGTTGATTCTCATCGGCTAGAGCTTGGAGGTGATTTTCTGCAGTCAACATCTTGCGACTACTGTGTTCAACCACTTCTCTCAATTCAGGTTTCTTGTCTTTTTGGAAAATAGCATCCCATCGGTCTGCATATTCAATATCACTTACACTAAATGGTCTTGGCTTAGACCCTTTACCGCCATCACTCATAGTTACTCCTTGGTGCTCCTTGCTGGTAACGATCCAGCGTCTATACATTACCAATGTATTGTAATGCCTTTATACTAAAAGAGCGATTAAAAATGGTCGGAATAGTAGGATTCGAACCTACGACCCTCGCGTCCCAAACGCGATGCGCTAACCAGACTGCGCTACATTCCGAATAAAACTATATATTAAAACTATTGGTGGTTCCAGTTAGAATCGAACTAACGACCATCTCCGTATGAAGGAGGTGCACTACCGCTGTGCTATGGAACCAGGCAGGATCAGTTTACATTTCAAGTATAAAAAATCTAATATGACTCGAAAGGCATACTAAATTGCTTACAATTAAAGAGTTGGGTTTGCGGAACTGATCCTAAACCTTATGACCATATTGGAGCACACTCACGTTTCTTATGTCTCTATATACTGTGAGCATATCGAGTGTGCTTTAATATGGTGCCCTCAGTCGGTTTCGAACTGACCACCTACCGCTTACAAGGCGGTTGCTCTACCAAATGAGCTATAAGGGCAAATACAACAGGATAGTTGTCTACTTTTTTCTTTTATCGAGGGGAACTGTCGAAACCACTCTATCTACAGAATACCTTGCGGCATATCTATAGCGATCCAAGTTGATTATTGGAGTGCTGTACCTATCCTAAACTGGTTGCGGAGGCAGGATTCGCACCTGCGATCTCTAGCTTATGAGACTAGCGGGGACGACTGGACTCCCCTACTCCGCGATATTCAACAGGATGCTTATTTTTCAATTAAAAGTTGAATTTTTTTGCTTGCTGGACGCATCCTAAAATCTTTACTTCTTATCGCGAACTGGAGGCAACTCAGAGGTTAACTGAGCCTGAATCATTGCATTCTTATAAATGTTACGCTGAACTGGATCGACGATAGTTGCCATAGCACGTTTCGTTTCTTTCCAGATCTTGAAATTCTTTGTCGGTTTAAGCATAATATATCCTATGTGTTATAAAGTAATTATATCATACAAAAGTAATAATGTACAATCTATTTGGTGCGCCGTGATGGAATCGAACCACCATCCCGAAGTTCGTAGCCTCGTATATTCTCCATTATAACTAACGGCGCATGTTCAACAGGATACGTTTGTTTTTCATTTACAGTGAAATTTTTAATTTTGCTGAATGTATCCTAAAAATTGGTGGGGTTGCCGAGAATCGAACTCGGTTCTCTCTGCTTAAGAGGCAGGACTTCACCTTCAAAGTTTCATCCCCATACTAAACTGGCCCACTGTGCAGGAATCGAACCTACTTTGTCCATAGAACGGAATCGAACCGTTTCTTCGAGCTGCGCAAACTCGGACAACCAAGTCTACAGTGGTTAAATTGGCTCCCCAGACACGGATCGAACGTGTGACCTAACGATTAACAGTCGTTTGCTACTACCTCTGAGCTACTAGGGAATAAAAAATATAAAAGAAACTCACTCGCATTTGCCTTTTTGAGCTGCGTGTTCTACAACTTTCAATCCTACGTCTAGGAAGTCGTGTGCACATTTACACTAGAGTTTCAAAATTGGTGGAGACGGCTGGAGTCGAACCAGCAGTGCCGCGAGGCGGAAGATTTACAGTCTTCTGGGGTTACCAGTTTTCCTACATCTCCATATAAAACAGGATCAACTTTTAGTTTCTGAATAAGAGAAAGTTTTAAGTTTTTGCTGAACTGATCCTAAAATTGGTAGCCTTAGACAATTTTGAAATGTCGACCTATCGCTTATCAAGCGATTGCTCTTCCTCTGAGCTATAAGGCTATTGATTGGTACCGACGGTTGGACTCGAACCAACCACACCCGAATTTTCAGTCCGGTGCTCTACCCGATGAGCTACGTCGATATATCTGGCGGAAAGCAGAGGAGTCGAACCCCATCCCATTTCTGAGAACCCAGTTTTCAAGGCTGGTCGCAGGACCAACCCCGCTGCATTACTTTCCATAAACTGATTTGAAAATCCGTTACTCGCCAAGGATAGGTTCTATCTGTAACTTCCTTATAGCTTTTCGCTTGTCGATTCTCAAAATCTTTGGTGCCCTCGGGGAGACTCGAACTCCCAGATAACGGCTTCTAAGACCGCTGACTTTACCAATTTGTCTACAAGGGCTAAATTTGTTTGTATACTACTTATCACATTATACTCCATATACAAGGGAGAGTTTCTTGGTCTGTGTGGCAGGATTCGAACCTGCGGCCTCCTAGTTCCAAACCAGGCCGTCTAACCAGACTGACATTACACACAGATTAAATCTTTTACCGACCGGACTTACACCGATAATATACTCCTGCATCTCGGAGCCTTGCTTCTGCCTAAGCCGATCAAAGGAATTGCTCCGGCTACTGACGATAAACTCTGGAGCGGGATATCAGAATCGAACTGATGACATCTACTTGGAAGGAAGACATTTTACCATTAAACTAATCCCGCGAAAAACTGGTGGAGGATAAGAGAATCGAACTCTTTTGACCTACGTGCAAGGCAGGCATAATACCCAGTATATGAATCCCCCAAAAACTTGGCGATGCGTGGGAGAATCGAACTCCCGTCTACGGATAGACAATCCGCGATAATGACCATTATATGAACGCACCTAAATTTAACATATTGAAGAACACTACCAGTCCCCAGGATTCGAACCTGTTTCTTTACTAGTTTACCACGACATTTGCAGTCGGGCAAGTAGTGTGCTTTAATATGGTACTGCTACGGGGAGTCGAACCCCGCTTACCAGGATGAAAACCTGGTGTCCTAACCGATAGACGATAGCAGCAAATTGCGAGCATCTCACGATGTGTCGACTTTTGAATATCTTATGCACCGTATTCGACCGATGACTTAGAAAGATACAAGAAACCTAAATTGTTAAAGAAACTTAAAGAAGATTCGATGATCTTCAGTGTATGGACTAATTATACCACACTAACGATTTAATGTACACTGTTATTTTACTAACATTAACGACGTTGAACATATACGTCGATTGTGCGTGCATCTTCAAGCTTAATGCTTTTGATGTACTGGTTCTTGTATTTCGCTGCGATAGGGTTTCCCTTACCTAGGCGAGCTTTCAAACAAACCCTGAACAACTTTGCGGGTTCCTGTGACCATTTGGACACGAGCCGAGCTTGCTTGTTCACGATCCGAATTGTTTTACGAACTGTTTCGATCATTTGCATATCGCTTACACACAGAGGATCCGCTGTAAACATGTAAGCATCTGTTCTAACTTTATTCATAATGTATCCTTTGTTTGTATAGACTAATTATACCACAACGATGAATTAATGTACACCGTTATTTTAATTTTTACAAACTAATCACTGAGCCTTGAACTGTTCCTTGTACACCGCGTATGCCATGTACATAGTTCTTAACACCTTGATGCCAAGCAGTGTAACGACTCTTGTTTACATCGAACGTTTGTTCATTGAAACGAGGACCACGATAAGCACAGATTGTCATCTTAACACCATCAACGATGGTAACGATGTCTTTAGATTTCTTAGCCATTTTTCTATCCTTTTGATTTGATAGATCAATTATACCACAACTTCTAATTAATGTACACCGTTATTTTTCGTCCCTCAGGTGCTTAGAACCCTTCAAAGTAGGTAACCATACATCTAGCGAAGAAGTATGTACGTACGACACTTTGAGGTGTCTAAGTTGTTGATTCATATAGGGCATTTAAGCCTTAAATGCCCATTTGGAGTGCATGACAGGAATCGAACCTGCATATAACGGGTTTGCAATCCGTCCCCTAACCGTTCGGGCCACATGCACATTAATTTAATAGTAAAATTTATGTTTTCGTATTGATTCTTTTATAAATAAACAAAAGGAACCAATATGATTAAACATAAACACCACATCATCCCAAGACATGCTGGAGGAACTAATGACCCATCCAATCTAATATCATTAACGATAGAAGAACACGCTGAAGCTCATCGCAAATTATACGAAGAACACGATCGTTGGCAAGATAAAGTTGCTTGGCAAACTTTATCTGGACAAATATCAAGGGCTGAAGCTATAAAAGAAGCTCAAAGTCTTAGTCATAAGGGAATTCCCCTTTCACAAGAACAAAAAGACAAAATATCAAAAACTCTTACCGGAAGAAAATTCGGTAAACGCAAACCTGAGACAGGTCAAAAAATATCTAAAGCTCTAATGGGCGTAAAACACACAGAAGAGCGTAAACAAAATATGAGTAGTAATCACGCTGATGTTTCAGGTGAAAATAATCCTATGTATGGTAAAGATAGCGCAATGAAAGGAAAAGAACACAAAAAAGTTCAGTGCCCTCATTGCGATATGTTAGTCAGTGTTAATACAGCTCCACGTTGGCACTTCGATAAATGCAAACTAAGAAAGCCAAATTCTTGAGTTCTTTGGAACTCCACTTAACAAATAGTCCATCTGATCTGCTAATATGTTTCTGTTTTGTAAAATCATATTTTCAAAATGTGATGGAACATATGGTACGTACAGTAGTTCAAGTCTACATTCCTTCAGAAGCTTAGCTCCCTTGTGAGTGTTACACTTGACACATGCACTTACCACGTTGGTCCATACATCCTCACCGCCTCTAGAGACAGGATGGATGTGATCACGAGAAAGGTGATGGCTACCAAATGTTTGTCCACAATAAGCACATACGTTCTTATCACGAGCAAACAGGATCTTATTCGTCAGAGCTACGTTGCCAGCCTTCTCCATAGAGAAACCCTTACCACGTACAGCAATGATCGATGGAGTTTCAAGTACAGACATTGTACCGTCATTTTGCATACCACCTCTGAAGGTAGCAACTGTTTCTCCTAAAGTCCAAACAACCATATCTTTTGCAAAATATGAAATTGCATCTTCATAGTTTATCCACTTCCGCGGTAAACCTGAAGCATCTAATGCTAGTACGTTAGACATAATAACTCCTTACTTAATCTCCATAAAAATTGGTGCGGTTCACCATCGCTTGTTGAATTTGGTGGGCCCTGTTGGTTTCGAACCAACGACCGATCGATTATGAGTCGATTGCTGCTAACCCCTGAGCTAAGGGCCCACTAAAACTGTTTTGCCTAATCTTTTTGATTTCAGCTGATTTAATAATACAAAGCTTTTTTGGAAATTGATCCCATTTAGCTTCATCTTTTAATGTTTGATAACCTTTGACTTCTACATACAAATCAAGTGCTGGTAGATAAAAATCTGGGTTATATTTTCGAGTGCCATCGAATTCATATGGAAACCACTCATTGCATCTTTCAACAATGACTGAATTGCTTAGGCACCATTCATAAAATTCTAGTTCCCATTTGCCTTGAAATTTAATTCCATGTTTTTCAATTTGGTTTGTTCTTCCGCGATTAGAGGAAGTGTACGATTCTGGATTTTCTAATACTGCTTTTTTCATAGCATCACTATGATTTTTACGCTTAGTTTCATCCCATATTATGTTCTTACCACCTGTTGCCAACTTTAATCTAGTTTCAAGCGATAGTTCTTTTGCAGTTCCTTTAGTGTACTGGTTACCACCAGATTTGCCAATCTTGTGATTGGTGTACACTCTGTCTTTATTCAAAGGACATGATCTTTCATGACATTTTAAAGACATTAAACTTTTACGAATTGATTGACAAAATTTACATATAAGCATAGTTGATTCCTGTTATATTTTATTTATATAAAAAGAGTCACTCGCTTTAACTATTTGTCATTTATTTGGCGGAAGACCGGGGACTCGAACCCCGAAACCTGTTTAAAGAGGCCGACGGTTTAGCAAACCGCTCCAATACCATTATGGGAGTCTTCCAAAAAATCATATAGGAACACACTCACTTTAACGTGACGCCCCCTACAAGGACGGTCGCTGATCTAATGTGCTTTTATATGATGGCAGAGGAGGTTGGATTCGAACCAACGATGACGATTTCAAAGACCGTTGCCTTAGGCCACTAGGCTACTCCCCTACATAAAGAAACCTGAATTGTTAAAGAATTCTGTACTGATTAAGATTAACCAGCTGATAGATGTATTGTATCACATCAACGATTTATTGTACACCGTAAAAGCAAAAAAGCCCTAACTTTTACATTAGGGCTTTTGAGTG